TTGGAAACCAAGGAAATAGCGGAGCCACAGGCGGCACCGGCCTTACAGGTCTGAGTGGAGCGACCGGAGGGGTTGGAAACCAAGGAAATAGCGGAGCCACAGGCGGCACCGGCCTTACAGGTCTGAGCGGAGCGACCGGAGGGGTTGGAAACCAAGGAAACAGCGGAGCGACCGGAGGGGTTGGAAATACTGGTCTGACTGGACTTAGCGGAGCGACCGGAGGGGTTGGAAATACTGGGACGACCGGTTCGACCGGATTAACTGGAAATTTAGGGACCACCGGTAACATTGGAAACACAGGGGCCACGGGTCCAGCCTCCACCGTTACCGGAGCCACAGGAAATAGTGGTTCGACTGGGGCCACTGGCTTGACCGGAAACAGTGGGGCAACTGGGGGTATTGGAAACCAAGGGAACAGCGGAGCCACTGGGCCAGCCAGTACAATCACAGGCAACACCGGGCTAACGGGACCAACCGGCAATATCGGTTTGACTGGGAACTCGGGAGCCACAGGGAACCAGGGTCTAATCGGCAATAGTGGAGCCACAGGGCAAATTGGAGGTACAGGACTCACTGGCAACTCTGGCTCAACCGGAGCCACGGGAGCACAAGGTAATTCAGGAGCCACCGGTCAGACTGGCCTGACCGGAAATTCGGGCTCAACTGGTCTCACCGGAAACTCAGGAACTACCGGAAATGTTGGAAACACTGGAGGCGCAGGGGCCACGGGACTTACCGGTCTAACTGGAAACTCAGGAGCAACCGGTTCTATTGGACTAACAGGAAACTTTGGAGCCACAGGCGGCACCGGCCTTACCGGCTTGACTGGAATTTCTGGTGCTACTGGTTCGATAGGCCTTACTGGTGTCTCTGGATCAACCGGTAATGCTGGTTTAACCGGAAACTCCGGGGCTACTGGCGGTATTGGTGGAACAGGAGCAACTGGAAACTTGGGTGCCACAGGTCAAATCGGTCTAACTGGTAATTCAGGATCTACCGGTGGATTAGGCGGAACAGGTCTTACAGGTAACTCTGGTGCTACTGGTGGGGTTGGTCAGACAGGAAACTCTGGAGCAACTGGCGGAGTTGGAGCCATTGGTAATTCTGGCTCAACAGGCGGAACTGGCCTTACCGGCGTTTCTGGTAGCACTGGAGCTATAGGCCTAACTGGCAACTCAGGATCAACTGGTATAACGGGCTTAACTGGTAATTCAGGAGCTACTGGTGGAGTAGGAAATACTGGTCTAACTGGTAATTCAGGTTCAACCGGAACAATTGGTAACACAGGTCTTACCGGTGTCTCAGGGGCTACTGGATCCACTGGTTTAACCGGAAACACCGGCAACACTGGCGGTGTTGGAAATCAAGGGAATTCTGGTGCCACAGGGTCTATTGGACTTACAGGTCTAACTGGAATTTCTGGCTCTACTGGATCTATTGGCTTAACTGGAAACTCTGGATCTACTGGTGCCACGGGTGCCACCGGTAATGTTGGATTGACTGGGAACTCTGGAGCTACTGGCTCAATAGGTCTTACAGGCGTTTCAGGTTCAACAGGCGGACTTGGAGCTATTGGGAACTCTGGCTCAACTGGTTCGATAGGTTCTACTGGACTAACAGGAAACACTGGAGCTACTGGCTCGATTGGTGGAACTGGTCTCACTGGAGTTTCAGGATCAACTGGAGCTATTGGACTCACTGGCAATTCCGGAGCAACAGGTGGAATAGGTAGCCAGGGTAACTCTGGAGCCACTGGCTCTATTGGTGTTACAGGTCTAACAGGTCTTACTGGCAATTCAGGCTCAACGGGAGCAACCGGTTCTGTTGGATTGACCGGAAATTCAGGTTCCACAGGGGGTGTTGGAGCTATTGGAAATTCAGGAGCTACCGGACCTACAAGTACGGTTACTGGTGCCACTGGAAATTCTGGTAGCACCGGAGCTACTGGTCTAACTGGAAACTCTGGAGCGACAGGAGCTATTGGCTTAACCGGTGTCTCAGGTGCAACTGGTGGCGTTGGACTAACTGGAAATTCAGGTGCAACTGGTGGAGTTGGAGCTACAGGCGCCATTGGACTCACTGGCAACTCAGGAGCTACTGGTCCTGCTTCAGTAATTACTGGAAACACAGGTGTTACTGGACCTACTGGCGCTATTGGATTAACTGGCAACTCAGGAACTACAGGTCAGATAGGTCTAACTGGAAACTCTGGGGCTACCGGCGTCGTAGGTAAAACCGGCAATACCGGCAATACCGGCGGCACAGGTCTTACTGGCCTAACAGGTGTATCGGGATCTACCGGTGGAACTGGCCTAACTGGCAATTCTGGATCTACTGGCAATTCTGGATCTACTGGCAATTCTGGATATACAGGAACAACTGGCAACCAAGGAAACTCTGGAGCTACTGGTCCTACTAGCACCGCAACTGGCGCAACTGGTAATTCAGGAGCTACTGGCTCGATAGGTCTTACAGGAAATTCAGGCTCAACCGGATCCAATGGCTTAACAGGCAATTCTGGATCTACTGGTGGCGTTGGAGGAACTGGCCTTACAGGTCTAACTGGCAATTCTGGATCTACAGGTTCGATAGGTCTTACTGGTGTTTCTGGAGCAACTGGTTCTATCGGACTAACAGGAAACTCTGGCTCTACAGGCGGAATTGGTGCTATCGGAAACTCCGGAGCAACCGGTTCGACAGGGCTTACTGGTCTAACTGGCGTATCTGGATCCACAGGTGGAGTTGGTGCGACAGGTAACTCCGGAACAACAGGTCAAATTGGTCTTACTGGAAACTCAGGTGTTACTGGGGCAACTGGCCCTATTGGACTAACAGGAAACTCTGGAGCCACAGGCGGTGTAGGAAACCAGGGAAATTCCGGCTCGACTGGAGGTCTCGGCTCAATCGGTCTCACCGGGAACAGCGGAGCTACAGGTGGTGCTGGAAATCAAGGAAATTCAGGCACGACAGGTAACACCGGTCTCACTGGTAATTCTGGCTCAACCGGAGCCACGGGAAACCAAGGGCTTACGGGAAACCAAGGGCTTACGGGAAACAGCGGAACCACGGGAGGGGTTGGTGCGATTGGGAACTCTGGTCTGACCGGAGGGGTTGGAAATACTGGACTTACCGGCCTAAGTGGAGCGACCGGAGGGGTTGGAAATACTGGACTTACCGGCCTAAGTGGAGCGACCGGAGGGGTTGGAAATACTGGTCTGACCGGAGGTACCGGTCTCACTGGCAACAGTGGAGCCACAGGTGGCACCGGCCTTACTGGGAACAGCGGAGCCACCGGAGCTTCAGGACCAACCAGCACAGTCACGGGTCCGACCGGAGTAACAGGAGGCACCGGCCTAACCGGACTGACTGGCTCTACCGGAGGCACCGGCCTAACCGGCAATAGCGGGACTACGGGTCAGACTGGAGTGATTGGTGCGACCGGACCCACTGGAACGACTGGAGTCTTGGCTCCTGGTAACACCGGAAACACAGGTCTTACGGGGCAAACTGGAACCTCGGTAACGGGTAATACGGGTGCAACCGGTCAGGCTGGGCCGACTGGACCTACGGGTTCGGGTGGGAGTGGTGGGGGTGGAGCCGTTCCATCCGTTCACTATCAGTTAGTTGTCAAAACAGCAGCTAGCTCCAATGTGACTACTATCACTTTTGCTGCCCTAACTCTTTGGAACGCAAGTGGTGCGGGTCAGACCAGTGGGGCTCAGAGTCTATCCAACACACTCAGCAGCAGTGGAGCGAATGGACTGGACACTGGAAGTCCAGCAAACTCAACATGGTATGCGATGTATGTGATTTACAATCCAACCACCACTACCTATTCAACGCTTGCTTCCTTGAACTTTTCAGCCCCAACATCTCTCCCAAGTGGGTATACCTATTATGCACTTGTAAGTGCAGTCAAGACTGATGCCTCCAATAATCTGCTGGTTTTCCTTCAAGAGAGTGAGTATGTAGAATATCAGGTTGCTTCAGGCACTAACATTACTGCTTATCCTTATCTGCTCAATGGAGCGGCCGGTTCCATCACTACTCCCCTGCTTGAACCTATTGCTCTTGGTCCTTGGGTTCCGAGCAATACGGCGCGGGTTAAGGTTAGAGGTCTTCAGAACAGTGTCAATGTGGTGACAATGATGGCACCCTCTAGTGTAGCAACTTCAGCATGGTCAGCGTATAACGCCTTTGCTAATCCGGTGCCTTTTATAATTTCTTCATCCGGAATTGCTTCCCCTGTGGGAGGGCTTTATGAGTTTATGCTACAATCCAGTTTCAACCTCTACATAGCGGCTAGTTCGCCTGGGAGTTACGTCCAGTTGCTGGGGTATTATCTCAATTTATAATATGGAGAATAAATGTCAAACCCAATTTTAAGAGCAGTTAGTGGCACAGATGTCATACCTATTTCAGCCCTGCAAGTAGGTATCGGGTCTGCTATACTTGATTTTGGCGCGGCTCCTGGGTCAAATACCGCTAATGTGGTTATCACAGGTCAGGCAAATATTCTACCCACTTCTCAGGTAGAGGCGTGGCTGATGGTCACCAGCACTGCGGACCACAATATCGAGGAACATGCCATCAGCCCTATTGCTCTACGCTGCGGAAATATTGTGCCAGGAACAGGTTTTACAATTTATGCGAACACAGAGTGGCGTCTAACTCATACATTCCAGTGCCAGTGGCGTTGGAATTAGTAGAACTAAACGCCCCCGAAATACCCAACTCACATATAGGAGATAAAAATGAGCGGAATCCGAATTGAAGGAAACACCACCGGAAATGTTGCTGAAGTAGATGTGAATAACAATCTAAAGACAGTTATCCCACCGGTTACAGGTGGGAACGCTGAGAATGCCAGTGGTATATGAGTGTTCATAAAATCACCCCTGTCTTTGGTTGGGAGTAAGTTTTAAGTTCACTAGACTGGAAACAAAATGACCTGTATCATTATCAATAATTTCGGAACTTATCTGACCAGCCCCATCAGTCAGTCCAGCACTAACCTGCCTCTGGCTATGGGATTTCCTACCTTGACGGCTGGACAGTTTGCTTTCCTAACTCTCTTTGACTCAACGAATACTGTCTTTGAAATTGTGCAAATTACCAATGGGGACGTAAATCCTCCAATGACCCGAACTACCCCACTCGCGTGGCCAGCGGGGACTGGAGTCGAATGCCGAGTATGTGCCGAGGCCATAGAGGCGCTACAGATTGTGGGACCAACGGGAGCTACTGGACCTGGAAGCGGAACGACTGGTCCGACCGGACCTACGGGTAAGACAGGTGCGACTGGCAATAGCGGAGCCACAGGGCCAACCAGCACAGTTGTGGGAAACACCGGAGTCACTGGACTGACGGGTGCGATGGGTCTAACCGGCGCAACCGGTCTTACCGGAGCTATGGGTTATACAGGTGTCCAAGGCAGAGATACTCACAGCAGACCCATTTCCGCCTTTTTACGAATCATTAATTTGGGTAGATTGTTCTACTATTGTTGGTATTCAAGAGGGGTGGACTTACGCTAATTCTGTATTTGCGGCTCCAATTCCAGCAATTCTTACTCCTACTCAAATTCAAACTCAATACGAACAAGCCGCACAGAACCTACTTGATACAACAGCCAAGACACAAGGCTACGATGGTATTTTGTCTTTAGCCAGTTATGCCACATCTACTAATCCCACATTCAAAGCACAAGCCGAGGCAGGTATAGCATGGCGAGATGCTGTATGGACTGAAGGTTATTCAGTTCTGGCACAAGTCGAAGCAGGACTGTTAGCTCAACCAACCGTTGAAAGCTTTTTAGCTATGTTGCCTCAGATGGTGTGGCCTACATGACTTGCACGGTGCCGGATATGATGGCTGAGGTGGGCGTATGAGCTTACCCTTTCGGGTCAAGCTTTCACCCATTTCCCCTCGCTCCAGATATCTTTAATGGCTTTGGCTATCACTTCATTGGGGATGCTGGCCATACAAGCGTGGCAGGGGTGTGCATAATCCTGTCCAGGGGGATTGTCACATGGTCCTTGAGACATAGAGGAGATAGCGGGATCCTCTTTGTAACATGGACGACAGGGGAGTTTTACCCCAATGTTCAAGTTATGGTCATAACCAGAGCCTTGGGCACTCGTTGATCCCCAAATAATGACCGCAGGAACTTTATAGGGTCTGCCACCTTCTTTGCACCAAGTAAAATTGGTCACATGATTTGGGAAAGAGTCTACGCCCACGTGCATTTTTGCATTAGCAATCAGATCGATAGCCAGCTTAAGAGTTTTTCCCATATGAGTATGATCCGCTCCAGGAATTTTTGGGTCTCCCTCTCCACCAAGCTGCACAAATGGGATGCCAGGGCATTGCCTAACGATATCTTCCCAACGTTCAGCACTAATCGACTTGTACACTGACCACCCAGCCTTTACCTGTATTGTTGCATAATTAGCTGGTAGCCCCAATTTTTCGAAATCAATACTCGGGGTATTCAGGCTCAAGGATGCCATCTCTTCAGGAAGTCCCATCTCTTTCGCAAAATATTTAATTAAGTGCTGACGCATCTCTACGTTAGGGTAGCCCTCATGAAGAGGATAACCGATTAAATTGATTACTTTTTCATATTCATGCATTTTACTTGGCAATAGATTGAAGTCAAACCACTTATCAACACCCGCTGTATAAAATAGCTTTTCCAGTTCAGCCCCTATTGCAGGGTGACAGTAATAGTGTATTTCGCAACCAGGGTGCTTCCTTCTCAAGTCGGGTATCAAATTTAAGGAAATCAAAATGTCTCCCACTGCTCCCGGACGGTTAAGGGCTATTTTTTTAACCTTCTTCGTCGTTTTTTTTAGATAATTCTGAGAGATTACGGCTTGATTGAGCGCACTGACCCGCCGATCCCACTCCTTATCCTCACACCCGATGTGTTTTGAGGCTTCGACAGCCCATTTGTAGGCCGCATCCTTGTCCCCAAGATTTTCATAGCAGAAAGACATTAGTCTTCTAGGCTGATCCTCACTTTTGTTCATTTCCCGCCATAGTTCAGTGATCTCTATTTTACATTCCACAGCCCTATAGCAGTAGCCAACGCACTTTTGCCAGTCGCCATCCTGGAAGGCCATGTAGCCCAACTCCATCCAGAATTCAGCCCACTCTGGAGCCTTGGAGAGACCAAACAGGAGAGATTTCTCCGCTTCAGCCAACTTCCCACCGGCCCGTTCGCATCTTCCCTTGTAAAGGCAGGAAAATAGATACTCATCACGGAACGCATCTCCGAAATTGATTCGCATGTCATAATATTTGACGGCTTGGAGGTAACGGCCTGCGTCCTTGTGGGTATTGGCCAGATAGAAAGCGGTTCGGGGGTTCGGATCCTCAGCAATTTCCTCCTCAAGGATACGGAGGTTGCGCTGGTTGGAATTTTCACCCACACCAGGGGCTGCATCATGCCGGATGACAGTATCCTTGAGGGTGATTCCAGGGTGACCACCGTGGTTTGGATACTCGTGAATCCTACCCGAGAAGTCTATACCCAATCGTGTTTTCCACATCCTGTGATGCACCCATTGCATTTGCTGAGTGTCTATCATCATGCCAAATACTTTATACTGAGATAAATACACTGCTCGTTTAAAGTTAGCCGGTGTAAGCAGTTCATCATCCGCATCAAACCATACAAGGTAATCGGCGGTGGGAATCTGGTCAATTCGGTCCACAAACACGTTTCGAGCCTTGCTGAAGTCCCAGAGCTTCCAATCCCCGGTCTCATCTTGTCTTGAGGCCCCCGTATAGGTTTCATAAAGTAACGGCTTTGACCAAGAAGCCCTCGCTACTTCTTCAGTTTTATCAGTGGAGCCAGTATCAATCATAACCAGTCCATCCACCACACTTTCAATGGACTTGAGGACACGAGGGAGGTCACGCTCTTCGTTTTTGACGATCATTCCACACCAAACCTCGGGCTTTTTCTGCAAGGGGCGTAGAACTAAGTCACGCTGGCCTCCACCCTCCATGGGAGAGGTCCAGTCAACAGTAAAGAGGTCTTGTCCTTGAACTAAAAGTTCAAGAAGGCTGGTCAGAGAGTGGAAGAACGGATGTATCGTATAGTGACCTTCATCTAGGTCTCGTTCAAATCCGCTTACTCCGTGATCGGGAAGACGCAAAAAGAGGACTCCATCATCAGCCAACAGACTTTTCATTTTACGCAAGGCTTCAAGAGGATTGTAAACATGCTCGAACATGTGGATCATAGTAATGACCTGGAACTTCTCCGTATGAGTCCATTCCCTAATCTGCTCCTCCGTTAGGGCCTCAAAATCAGCCATCAACATCGGAACTCCAAGTTCCTTACTATACTCAGGCACTATCTCTATGTTGTCCATTGCAAAGGCATCACAACCTAGTTGTTGAAAACAGTGGCTTAACCATGGCCACTTAGCCCCAATATCCAAGGTTTTCCCAGGCTTCCCACCCATAAAATTGGTAAAAATGCTCTCTGCGAGGGCTCGGTTAATGCCTTTCTCGTAATCTGACATCAGATGCCCGGTAAACCCGCCATTTTCATCTTTTTCATGGGCCGCTTCGTACACTTTTGGGGGCATGGGGCTTTGGAACCAACAGTCACAGTTGTTACACATCCAGTATGGGGAGCTACCACACTTTTGCGAGGTTTCAGTGGAACAGATGGGGCATTTGGTCATTTAATCTCCTTGTGAGTCCTGCTACTTCTCACTCATTCTCATACTAATACTCCATTCCAGACCAAACCGTGCAGTATTTTCAAATATCAGCCCCTTTTAGAGAGGTGGTAGTATCATGTTCAAGTTTTCTGCAAAGCTCCTGGCCACAGACGCATGGGATGGGATTGATATCAAACTTCACAACCGTGAGCAGGATTTGTGGTCCAGACAGGTCTGGCGTGGCCTTAACGACCAATTTAACCAACTTAGAGAACAATATAAAATCAAAGGTGTGGCTCTCAAGGAATGGCTCAAGGAATATGGCATCGGAGGGCTCGTGCAGTCCAAGGATCAGGTCATTGTTGGAGCGATGAGAGATATTGCCAAAATGTTGGATGAAACGGTGAAATCCAACAAGGAAGGTGGAACCTTCCGACAGAATGAGATCCAGGCGTTCAAGAACGAGTATGGCACCAATCGGATCGACTGGTTGTATGCGTTGAACGGTCAGAAACGTAGTAGTAAGAGTCGTAAGGTTTGCTCAGGTCTGTTGGAGTAGTGGTGGACATCCAGTCTATTGTCAGAAAATATATCGACATGATGCCTAAATCCCAGACTGGGTTGACAATGCCAATGCCTAAAATTGCGATTGTCAATGCGCTAACCACTAAATGGAACGGGATCACCGTTTGGGATGGTAAGGGTTTGGACACAGTAGTTATCAAGCTCCAGAAACGAATTACCAAGGATGAGCCCTCGCTTAACCGCACCATCGCTCATGAAGTCTGCCACGCCTGGGCCTTTTGGATGGTGGGGATCAATGAAGAGCGGAGCCCTTGGCATCGCGGTCACTCTGCTACGGGTGGGTGGTACAGGGCTGCTCAGATTGTGAATCAGCACGAGGGCAATCCGGAATTTGTGACTGAGTTTTCTGATGAGGCGATTGTGGTTAATAACGATAGAGAGTTTTATGTGTTTATTAAGAAGACCTCCAGAGGGGTATTTTGGGCATGGTTTAGTCGAGTTACTGATAATCTAGCTAGACAACTTCGATATCAAATCACAGATGGTGAGGTCAATAACTACCCCATGACCGTCATCAAGACTTCTGACGCCCGATTCCTTCTCCCCGGAGCTAAGCTGCCAAGATGTGCGAGACCGGTTGAAATGCCGGAAAACTTGACTCAAAAGATTGAAGAGGCGCTCATGAGAGACCCCCTTACCATAGACACTCCTAGAGATATCAAGACAATCGTCTCTCAGGCCAAGCTGGCAACAGGGAAGCATAAACGGGAAGCCCATTTCCTAGTTTAATTTCTCCATTAAAAGCTGCCGCAGGATACAAATACGAGTATCAAAGTAGATGCTAAGGTTCAGTAGATTTTCACTGTTCTTGCGCCTCCGCAAGGTGACCCCACCCGCTACGGATGCCTCAATCCCCGTGGTAACATGGGCCGGAAGGTGTGTATGTCAAAAAAGAGTTATTCCGACATTGTTTGTTTGGTTCGTAACGAAATTGATTCGATACGAAAACGAGATGGAGAGCTTGCCCCGTCCGCTTATCTGGTTATGGAGATTGCAACACGCATGAAGAACGTCCAGCCATGGGACGGATATGATTCGACTGCCACCCTAGCTCTGAACCTCAGAGGAGTTGTTGAAGAGATGCTCAAGGGGAAGAAGAACCCTCTCCGTCAGGTGGATCCGAAGAAGCCGGAGGATCCGGACATGGAAGTAATTTGGATCAGCCCTAATGAGTATGACAACCTGGAAGATTCACTTGGTAACAAACAATTAGTGGGGCGATCCGTTGACCGGTGCCCCACCCTGACCAAAAAAGAGAAATTGAAGAAGAAACTCAGACAAGCTAGTTAGATGGGGTGCCCGAAATCTGTAATATCTGGATCCGACATGCCCCGGAAGAAGTGCCATTTATCATCTACTCCTTCAACTACTTGAGGATCATACCAATGACAGGGGTCGGGGCTTTCTTCAATGAACTCGTCAGAAATGATGTAATCCACAGAATGATGTAGGTCTTCCAAGGTGCCACAGTTGACAATCACATGGTCAAAGCCCTCATAGGATAGCATGTCCACTTCAGATGCATGGCGGGCCACTTCCCCACTCACTCGCTCCCCTGCCTCCCTCTCTTCATCCGTCCTGACAATTTTGACCAGAAAGAATCCAGCCTTTTTAAGAGCCTCAAATTCGTTGTAGAACCTCGCATCCGTCACAATAACGTTTGTATTTGGGTCGGTTTCCTCCACTTCTTTAATTAGTAGATTGATCCAAACGTTGGGGTCCTTGGCTCTGAATAGTTCAGTGCCCACGGTTTGAAGGAACTCTCGCCATTTCTCCCTAGGCATCCCACATCTATCTTGAGCGTAATACATGATGTCATAGAGGGGCTGAGCGAACTTCTTGATCACCCCTCCGTGTTTTTTGATAATATACTCCCCACATGTGTCTTTGCCAGATCTCATCAATCCGCTGAACGCAATTCTGATTTGCCTCATTTGCACACCCCTAACTCGGTTAAGAACCTACTCGGTGCCACCCACTGTGGTTCCTTGTAGGCGAACTCAATTGCAGCGGGGACGCCCAATATTAACGTGTCCTTAGCTCTAGTACACGCCACGTATAGAAGCCGCCTTTCCTCAGAAATCTCATCATCACTTTGACAGAACTTATGAGGTAAACTTCCGTCGAAGAGGTTGGTTACATAAACGGTTTTCCATTCGAGCCCCTTAGCTGCATGGATGGTGCTGATGATGACCTTACCTTCCCCACCGATGTCTTTTTGATCCTGCATGGTTAGCTGGAACACCACATCGTCAATCGTCATCTCCCTCTCAGCCATCAACGCATTGATCATCTCTTTCAGCCGCACGATGTTATTCAGCTTTTGTTCAATCTTGTCCTTGTGCTTTTCATATTTCTTCTTCAAATACGCTTCATATCCAATCGCTTTGACCAAATAATCAATTGCATCAGAGGGATTTGCTGAGCGTTTCACTAATTCGTCTATAATATTGATGTAACCCCCCAATTTTTGGAACTGTGCGCCTTTTAGACTTTGAACCAGATCCCCATCGTGCCGAAGATTGGCATTCAGGAGCACCTTTTCCAACGCCGCATCACCCACTCCCCGCTTTGGCACCATACTGGACCGCCGCATGGCTGAAAAATCACGAGGATTTGACGCGATTTTGAGGTAAGAAAGGATATCCTTGACTTCTTCAGCCTGCAAGAGCCCCATCGCCCCCCTGACGATATAAGGGATGCGGTTTTTGACTAATTCGGTCTCAATGTCGCGCACCTGAGACCCCGCACGGACCAAAATAGCGATATCCTTGTAATGGACTTTGCCATTTCGATTGATGATTTCGTTGCTGATGTTCTCAGCCAAGTCTCTGGGGGTGTTGGAGTGCCGGAGAATGATTTGTCCATGCTCATTCTTCCCACCACGATGAGATTCCATCCGGAGAGGGATCGTATCGGTCATGAAGGTCTGGACTTTGTTCGCCAAGGTGACAATTTCAGGGACTGAACGGTGATTTTGCTCCAATTTGTAGAGTTTGGGCTGAACACCCCGCCACTCCTTAGTGTAATTCATGAGAATGCTAGGATTAGCCCCTTGAAACCCAAAAATGGACTGATTTACGTCCCCTACACATAACATATTGAAGTTTCCGGGAGGTAATAGAAGATTGATAAGATCCCATTGGATTTGATTGGTATCCTGGGACTCATCTTGAAGCACAAAATCGAATTGCTTCTGCAAGTTGGCTAACCACCGCTCATCCGACTGCCCTCTTCGGACAAACAGATGGATCATATCATCAAAATCAACCACAGAATCATGGGTTTTTTGTTTTTCATAGGCTGCCCAGATATCAAGCTCTTCATTGTTCATCGCATGATAGCCCGCATGGGCCACCAGAGCCTTCTGATGCACCTCAGCGGTGTAATCGACCCTGAACCCCACTCCTCTGGCCCGATGGTAACCCAACTTGTCCTTGAGCAGGTATGGGTTGAGGATATCACCCAATTCTCGGTCCTCAATCAGCTTTTTCAGCATTTCCTTCTGGTCATACTCATCCAGAGGGGTGACTTTCTCATTCAGACCGAATCCCTTCGGTGCCCTGCGGATTGCACTCAATGCCAGGGAGTGGATGGTGCCGATCCAGGGGTGATTGGGCTCCGCTGCCATGCCGACCCGTTCCAGGATCTCGTTTGCAGCCTTGTTCGTAAAAGTCAGGGCAAGTATCCGTTTTGGACTGATCCCTTCATCTATAAGATGCTTGATACGGGCCGTAAGGGTTGTCGTTTTTCCGCTCCCGGCCCCCGCGATGATTGCGGCAGGGGCTCCGATGGGGTGAGAGACGGCTAGAGATTGTTCGGGGTTCAGAGCAGAGAAGTCCATACAGGATATTACTCAAAACTTTCCGTCTACCCATGCCTTTGGTGAGGATTCATATGATAGCAATTGCATCTGGTCGGCAGCTTGGTCCTGGGGATCTCTCGATCACCATCCGAGATGAGCACGGGGCTCCCTTTAACCCTGCGACCATCTCTTATAGCCTCTTTTCCGTAGTCAATGGGGTTGAAACTCTCATGAGCCAACCCAATCTGACCCCTCAGCAGAGGTGGACGGGTGTCTATTACGTTCAGATGGCTATCCCCACCATTTGGACCGGCCAATTCAAATTAGTTTGGTATGTGAATCAAAATGCTGGCGATCCCATCACTACTATTTATGAAGATTTTGAAATAGTGGAGTTTAATCCCCCAACCAACTCTGTGGAGGCGATGAGTGTCTACCTCTCCATGCGTCCTGGGGTGACCCCGCAGACGGCTGAACTGGTTATGAGGGTTCGGGAACTTCTTTCAGACACAAATCCTGATCGTAATTATCATTTCCGGCCCCCAACCCCTGCAAAGACTGTGGCGGGTTATACCTCCAGAGTTGGCTTCATCTGGGAAGATCATACCATTATTCGTGCTCTTAAACTAACTATTGCTCAGCTTAATTCTTGGAACCCTATGACTCTCTATAATTATTCACTTGACACCCTCCCGGTATCAGTGGGTGGAAGTAATTTTGGTGAAGCCGCAGCGTTAGGTGCCGCTGCTAAATGTCTGTCATCTGAAGGGGCTCGTTGGGCCGCTGAAGAGTTTGGGTACAGCTTGAATGGGGTAAGTTTGGATATAAATAAGGCTGCAACTTACCAAAATCTGGCCAGTGCGTACGAGGCGGAGTTCCAAGTATGGGCACCCCTACTAACTGCTGTGCGCCCTGCGTCAGTTGGGTTGCGCCAATCTCGTTGGCTTTTAGGTTAAATCATATCAACACTTACATTGGATTAACTCATGGCAGAACTCCACTTTAATCATCCAGAGGACCACAATCCTCGTCAACATATGCACGTAGAGCACCCACCAATGGTGCAGAACCTTATTGTTTTGAACAGCGATTACAACGGCTCCAGGGACCTCTGCTGGACTAATTTGGGTGATAAGAATGTAGTCGGCTATAACATATATAGAGCGTACGACTCCCCTACCGCATGGTCGCTTCTTAACACCACAGATCCGCTCCCCATCCCCTTCTATCGTGATCAAACTACTTACAAAACCGTAACCTACACGGTGCAGCCTGCTGATTGGGTTAGCTTTGGTGGGGATGGCTCCTATGTGTTCAAGATTCCCACGGCCCCCATTTGGTCCGTTCCGGTTCCAAAGCGACACCCCACCGTAGCAAACAATCCGGCTGATGTACAACTCACTATTGATGGTGAGTTTGTCCCGGTTGCCAGGGTGGATGGCCAAGAAGCGTTGATTTACATTCAACAATATGGTCTTGCAGGAGGTGGTTCCGTCACAGTCTTACCGACAACGGACTTTGTTCCAAATCAGATTACTACACATAGCGTGACCGTCACTTATTATACCCTATTGAACTATGTGGACATTTATTTGGCTGGGGCGGCAGGAACTCGCACCTTTTATACGGTCGTTCCGGTCATGGCTGGAGGTTACGAGGCCCACAAGCCTGGGTTCTTCGGCACGGAGATGAAAACCACCTATGAGATTGACAGCATGGACTACATGTTGGCTGAAATGGTTCGAAGAAATGCGTTTATCTTTGAACAATCGGGTGAGCCCGCTAATTTGATGATTCGTCGCACCAAAGGGACTCCTTGCGGCTGCTTGGTTGCGAATGGAGAGCCCCGCACCGGTTGTAATTCATGCTATGAGACTGGAATCATTGGCGGTTACTACGGCCCATACGAGATTTTGTTTATCGATCCAGATGTGGCAGCAACCCGAACTATAAATGAAGGTGGAGTGAAAGTGGAACGTCAAAGCCGCTCCTACTTGGGACCCACCCCGTTGATTGCAGCGGGTGATTTCATCGTTCGCCGCAATGGTGAGCGTTTGGTCATCTCAGACCCAGTTTACAAGTCCCCTCGTGGGGTTTTGGTGCAGCAGGACTTCAATGTGAACCTCTTGGGTGCCAATGATACTCGATACCAGATTCCTTTGGTCTCGCCGCAGCCCCCAGTTCTGCCAATCAAAACTTATGATCCTCGTTTTGTCGAAAAACGTGAACTTCCGGCTGAACCGCTCACCGATCCGACCGATAATCCGGATAAGCAGTGGGATAATGAGAAGAAGCCCAAGGGGCGCACCGTTGTCTTCGGCAACATCGAAACCTAATATTCATCCCCGCGAAGGATCATTCGAATGCTCACAACCGATATCATTCATAGTTTATCCGACACAAGGCTTTATTCTAAGCCGCTCCGACAGGCCTTAGAATCAAAGGTGATAATCAATCCGGAGTGGGCCTACTGGTATGCTCGGAGTGTGATGAAACAAAGATGGCCGGAGGCGGAGCCGGTTATCGCTAAGAATCCAAAGTATGCCTACCGGTATGCTCGGGATGTGATGAAACAAAGATGGCCGGAGGCGGAGCCGACGATTCGGACTGATCCGCAGTGGGCCTACCGGTATGCTCGGGATGTGATGAAACAAAGATGGCCGGAGGCGGAGCCGACGATTCGGACTGATCCGCAGTGGGCCTACTGGTATGCTCGGGATGTGATGAAACTAAACATGACGCAAGCGAAGAAATGGAGTAAGGGAAAATAATCGGCACCGGCCTCAAATAATAACTTCCCATCTCCTATCATAGAGGTTACTCATGGACTCAAAACATCTTGCTTCCCTAATTGCTGATAAAGTTGAAATCTGCGAAGAAGCAGATCCTGCGATGGACGCATCCAGTCAATTTGCTCAAACTGCTCCTGGTGTTCAGGATCAGATGGCCAACCCACTCAGCCCCATCATGCAGGATGCCGATTTCTTCACTTATCTGATGCCCGGAGCCGTTTTTGAAGCTCATGATGGCTCTCAGTGGCTCATTACTGATTATGAGTGGGATGGCCGTATTGGAATTGAAAATCGCTGGTATCCCCGGCAGATTGCCAATGTTAACACCAACGATGTGAGGCGTTCTATATGTGCTTGGGTGGAACCGGTTAACGTCCGCGTACCCGCCCCTATCCCAGGTGTTGTATATAATTAAGAGGCGTTAATGCTTGATCTTACAGGTGAGAATTTAGCCACTTATCTTCTCCGTGAATTGCGGATGGTGGTGAATCGAAATCCTCGCTTCAAGAGCTTGGGTGGCGAGACATTTGTTCAAGCATCCAACCTCATCCAGTGGGGGGATTTACAAATCCAAATTTCTAACGTATCCTCCTCAGGAAACCGCCTCAGTCCTGACTATTTCATGTGTAACCAGCATGGCCACACTGTTTTAGCCAAATTACAAGGTCATGATGGAGTGTTTGTTGACTGGGTTCAGGAAAATCAAATCCTCACCAACAACGCTACCCCATCCAGCACCCTTGTTTGCCCGCAACCTGGAGTCTACTACTTAAATGTAGACTCAGTGGATGAGGGAACTCGTGAAGTGGGGCTAACAGTCCAGACTTACACATGGTCAACTGGAAAAACGGGGTATGGGGTTGGTTCTGGAGTTTATTTTGCCCCAGCGATTGATGCATCCACCGTGCATACCGTAGACCCTACTGTTTCTTTTATAATTCAAGGGGGTCAGCTATACGTCACCTCCTACGCGACTCAGCAGCCCCTCCAACTCCGAACTCCTTCTCGTATACTAACCCCTAACGTGGATTTCTGGTATGTGAGGCAAGAGTCCTTTGTGATTTGTGAATCCACCTTCTCTGGCTCTCAGACTGTCACCCTTCCGGTCAGTTCCTATTCAAATCTGGTCATTACGGACCAAGATGGATACGAACTGCGAAGTGGCATTGATTACCAGTTCACTTCTTCTACCTCGATTCAACTCCAGCAATACACCCCTCCAGGGTCAACGCTTACGGGGACTTTTACCGTTAAGGCAGACCCAACGACCACTTCTGTAGTCCAGAGCGAGAATATGCTTCCCATTCCTCCCCTCTCCCCTTCCGAGCTTATGGCGGCGGGTCAGGTAGTGATTCGCTCAACTTTTGGCCCCGTTTACACCGAAACAGATTTGACGGTTGCTGGGGATGGCACCATATGGCTCAACAACCTCCTTCGTCCCGGTGAAAAAATGCTTTGGGAGATCAGGGTTAACTCTGGGCAGAACAGCATGGTGGCTAAAAAGCTGGCTGCTAACAAGAATATCATCAATGGATTGACTATTGGAATTGGAGATATGGTTACGGTTGGGGACCAATGTGTAATCATGGTTTCCCCCAATCTAACAGAGACTTATGAAGTCTATGGCTCCAAAGAGAACGTCAGCTTTGAAATTAGGGTTAAGGCGAACGATAGACTCACGGCTTCAGACATTTCCTCCATGATTCGCTCCTTTCTATTGGTTCAGGGGCGAGAGAACATGGAAGCGAACGGTTTGACCATATTCGAAATATCCAGAGCTTCAATGACTGAACCGAAAGACATGAGTGGAGTCACCCCTTCGACCACATTTACCCTCACAGTGTCCGCTGCGGCTGATTGGGAGTATTATCTACCTCTTATCACCCGAATCGGCTACTTTACGATTCAGATTGGTGGACCTACGGATGGTTTTATCACTGATTTTCCTGGAAAACCTGAAGTTTTACCTCGTCTTACCGCACTGGGAGCGGCTCAGTTCGTCCCATATTACGCCTAAAAGGAGATTTATGGCCATCAGAGAGTACAAGTGTTCATCCTGTGGGGTTATGATTGAAAAAATCATTCCCACTGCCCAGATTCCAAAAGAATCCATCCCTTGCACAAAATGTGGGGAGAGTGCAGCCTTCCAGCCCATTCCCTCCAGTGTGGGTCTTTTGACGGAGAACTTCTCCGAACAGAAGATTGACATAACTATTGGAAAGGATGCAAATCGTCGCTGGCAAGATATTTCTGATAGAAATGAGCTACGAGAAAAAGTTAGGGCACAGTCAGGAGAGGTCGGACTCTCCATGGTTGGACGGAATGAGTTCGCACCCCTTCCCGAAACCGAAAAGAAAAATAGGACGGAAGCCCTTGCAGCCGTTACAAAAGATGGCTTCCGTCACGCTCCGGACACCAAAACTGACCGGAAGATTTTAGGCACTGATTAAAGTGGCGAAAGAAAAGACTTCTCCGACCTAAAATGAAACCACGATATTAAAGGGCTCTTGATCCAATTCGCAACCATAGGGAGAGATAAACATGGCTCTGTTCGCACAATATACCGCACCGGGTGTTTACACGTTTGAAACGGTGAGCAACCCCGGAGTTATCACCTACGGGAATATTCGCCTTCCCGTGTTCATCGGTGAGGGACAGGAGACCTTCTCTGTAACCAACGTTGAGACACATCGCGGAAGTTCCGCATACGCCGATGACTTGGTAGTTAATGAGACCCTCCCAGTTCTGACGATTGGCCAGTTGAACTTCCAGTTGACTTATACCCCCATTGTTACGGGGAATGGAACCGGAACCCTCACCAACACCCCCACTGACCTCACCGTCACCCTCTCCGATGGAGTCACCCCAGTTGTGGTGACCAGCCTTAATGGAACGACTGGTGCTTTCTCCATTTTCTCTATCTACCCAGTCGGCACCGAACTGATGGTCACCTACTACTTCAAGCGCAAGGACACTTATATTGCGAATGAAAACGATGCCCCCCAAGTTCCCACTTTTGCTACCTGGAATGCTGATTCCAACTTCCCGCTTACCCTCTCCCTTCCTGGTGAGCTTGGGAACGATGTGGACTTGGGCTTCACCTTCACCGCAGCCTCCCCAGTTTCTGACGCACAGGCAATTAGCGGCGTGGGAACCGATGCAATCTCCATCGAATTGAACGAAGCTGCTCTTACACTCAGCACCACCGGCGACCTCACCTTTGCGACCCATACGGTTCAACGTGCTTCTGGTTCGTGGGTAACAGATGGTGTGGGCGTGGGCACTGCCGTTCGTTTTGCTGCCACGACTGCTAACAACACTGCTTCAGGAGCCTACCTGATTGTCACTGGAGTTTCTACCACTACCACTGCAAATGACACCCTGACTTTTGCCAGCACCTTCACGGTTGAAGTGGATGCGTCTGCTACGGCAACTGCCTATATGGTCCGCACCTATGGTGATCTGGCAAATCTCCTCATCGTGGGAATTCCCACCCTGGCTGGTAACCTAGTCCTTCAGGCTCCTCTCTCCAGCGGAATCGCTGCCAAGACTGTGGCGGCTGTGGTTGCCTCTGCTCCATTCACTGGTGGTGCAGGCCCCAACTCCAACACCGTTTTCACCACCTCCTTCGTCCCTGTCGTAGATGGCACCAACGGCGGAGTCGTAACCACCAACCCAGCTTACATGAAGGCTTTGGTCAATGGTCAGCCAGCTACCGTCGCCTCCCTGAATGGTCAGACCGGAACTTTTGTCATGGCTTCCCCAGTTTTGGCCGGTCAGACCTTCACCGTCAGCTACTTCACCAACAAGTATCAGGATACTTACGACATGATTCCTGCTACTAACGTGATCAGCATTGATGCTGTGGGTTACGGCCCAAGTCGCAGCGATTTCGTCAACGGTGTGGATTATGTCCTTCAGACTCCCCCCAATGCGGATGCTCGTATTCAGTGGGGTGGCTCTGCTTCAGTCATGGCAGGAACGGCCACCGCTGGCTACACCCCATTTAGTGCTTCGGTTATCACCGATACGTTGGTGGATGAGATTATGTTCCTCCGCCCCGTTCAGGGAGCCGTCACCGGCAAGAATTACACCTTCACTCTCTCTGACACCCCAACTGATGGGTCTGGTCTGAGTGCTGTTACCAACAACCCCGCCTTGGTCCATGTTTACGTTGGCACCAGCCCAGAGGAAGCTCTTCTGGCCGGTGAGGTTCGCGTCACTCAGGTCGTTGGGGACACCGGCACGGTTGTGCTTTACAATCCCCCCGCCACTGGCCAGAGTGTGTATGCCACCTACTACCGTAACATCCTGAATGACCACACCTTCACTCTGTCAGTGGTCAACCCAGGAATCACCGGTCAGGGCACCTACTCAATCGCTGATGAGAAGGGGAATGTTCTCCCATCCATCACCTCCGGAGCCTCTTCGGTTACTGAAGCCGCCTTCCTAGAATACGGTGGGGTCGTTTGGCCCAATAAGTTCTCTGATTTGAACGGTGTGGGTGGAAGTAGCCCCGATGAGACCGTTACTGTGACCTTCCAGGAAGGGGATGCTCCATTTATCATCACTCCTGGTATTCAGGCCACCCTGATCTCCGCTGTGAACGTTGGCTTGGAGTTCACCGCCACTAATTTCGGCACCGGACCCAACACTGTGGCCTCTATCATCTTTGTTGGAGCCTCTGCTAAGGCTGACTCTGCTGCTATCTCGGTAACGAGCAACGCAGTGACCGTATATATTGAGAAAGCGGACACAACCACTCGCACCCTACAGGATATTCTCAACCTCTTCGTCACCTACCCCACTTCTACCCCAACAACCGGTGTGATTATCGCCTCCACTGTGGGTACCCCCAACCTCACTACTTCGGCTTCGGCTGGTGCGATAGAGCACTTCACTGGCGGGGTTGCCACCGTCCAGACCCCTCGCTCCCTGCACTACTGTGTGACTTCCAGCCGTACCGCTCTCCAGGCTAGCGCTGATGGATTGGGTATCACTGGTGGGGCTACAACCCCTGTGGGTTCCAATGTTGGTTCCAACGCTGTGGGAACTACCGGTTGGCTCAACCAGACCTTCCTGGACCCCAATACGGGTGTTCAGTTCACCATCCTCAATCCGGATGATGTTCTGGCTGATCCTCTCTACGGCTTCCAGTCTCTCCCATCTCCTCGTTACCACTTTGAGCCGGGGGATACCCTCACCTTCGTCACCAGCAAAGCAACCGCTCGTACCGCCAGCGTTGTCCCAACCGTCAACGTCTATGGCTTGAACCTGGAAGTCATCTCCACCTACGGCATGAACGCAGGGGATACGGCTCTCGTGACCACCTTCAACGCCTCCGGAAACGAGCCCTCTGTCGGAGATTACTACTACATCTCATACACGACCGAGAAGAATGCCTCCGATTTCGCCTTGAAGATATTCGATAACACGGGTGACGCTTACACTCAGTACGGTGTTCCCACTCCCGAAAACCGCCTCTCCATGGCAGTCAGTCTGTTCGCTCAGAATGGCGGAAACATCTTCGCCTGCCTCCAGGTTCCCAAGCAGACCGGTTTGAATACCGCAGCCGATCAGACCTACATCAACGCAATCAGCACTCTAGCTGCTCCAGTTCCTGGAAACGAGCAGAAGGCTGGTATGATTCAGGTTCTGACCACTAGCCCAACGGTTATTCAGTACCTGAGCCGTTTCCTCCTGACCCAAGCCTCCCCACGTAACAGTGGAGAAGCGATGAGTGTTTACGGATATGGTTTCTCTGACACTCCTTCGTCCATGATCAGCCTAGCTAGTAGTCTGAAGAGTGAACGCATGATTGGAATTGGAGCCATCGGAGCAGTTCTCCAGCTTGTCAATCCCACCACTGGCGTGGCCGTCAACTACACAGTTGATGGGTCCTTCCTCGCCGCCGCAATGGCGGGTATGATGGTCGATCCAGCCATCGACGTTGCCACCACCCTGACTCGTCAGAGCATGGTTGGATTCCAGGGTCTCATCACTCGTTACGATGACCCCACCATGGATTCGATGACCGCTAGCGGCCTAACTTGCCTTGTGGAAAACCCCGGAGCCTTCATTGTCCGTCACTGGGTCACCACCGACAACTCCAGCCCCCTGAAGCGCGAACCTACTTCTCGCTTGGTGGTCGATTATGTTCGCCAGACGATGCGTGGTAGCTTGAACCAGTTTATCGGTCGCAAGCTCATCCTCAGCACCCTCAACACCGTTACTTCAGTGGTTAGTTCCACTCTAGTCAGCTTGGTCGCTGAGGAGGTTATCGAGGGTTACAGCACCATCGTAGTCGCCGCTGACCCCTCTGATCCAACTACCCTGAATGTTAGCTTTACAATTAAGCCGATTTTCAGCTTGCTCTGGATCTCTGTACAGCTCACCGTAACCACCCAGCTTTAAACTCGAATGGGGGACTTCGGTCCCCCATCTATCCTTCTGGAGATTTGAGTGAAGATTCATCCAACCGTACAGCACCTGAATGGCATCGTAACTGTTGCTCTTCAGGCATCGTTTGTTGGCGACTCCACGGATGCAACCGACAAACAACGTATCGCTGCATACTCTGATCCCCTAGTAAACCTAGGAGGACTATTCACCAGTCCATCCCTTCCATCCATCGGAACCATCACTCTTACCGGAATCCCTAATCCAACTGAAACATTTGCTATTGATACCCAATTGTTTACCTGGATTGCTTCAGGCACACCAACCACCGGGCAGGTTCTCCTTGGCACTGATGCCCCAACCAGTGCTGCAAATATCATCACTGCTATTACCGCTGCTGCCTTAACGACTGTTACGGCTTCGATTAGTGGTTCAGCCATCACTGTTACCGCCGTGACTAATGGGGAAGCAGGCAATCAAATAGCTTTCTCTGATGTTTCCTCCAATATGACAATGGATGGTAATGGCACCCTCGGCGGCACCCAATTTGGGCGAGAAGCCATCACCTTCCAGATGGGGTCAGCAGAAGTTTTCAGGGGAGTGACGACTCAAATGGCTCAAACTCCAGTGAGTTTCATGACTCAGCTTCCACTAGGTTCCCCAGGTCTCCTACCCACTCAGTCCATCTGTTCAGATCCAGTGAATGCTGCGGCTGCTTGGTGTGAGCAGATGGACTCACGTATTTCTTTAGTGATGACAGCCTTGCGAGGAAATGAACCTCCGCAACTTGTTGCGCTTCCTGATTCCACAGTGTAAGAGGTAAAAACATGCGTTCTAACAGACTTAATGACCGATTAAACAAAATGGCTCTTGAGCAGACCGATAAAAAGGACTGGCCCAAGGATGAAAACCTAGAAGAGCTTGATGTTCCGGGTAACAAGGCTGTTTCGGTTTCTAAGAGTGGGAGTGCAGCTTGCAAGTGTGGTGAAGAAGGCTGTGCCGGTTGCGACAAAGACAAGAAAACCTCGGCCTGCACCTGTGGGAAACCCGGCTGCTCTGATTGCGGCGCAAAAAAGAATGCTGATTGGATTGGTGATTTGGTTAAACAAACCGTGCAGTATCTGACTCAACACAGGAATGACCCTGATCTGATTGAGAAAATCCAACCCCTTCCACTCGCTCGCAAGGTCGGCCCCGCCGCTCTCCAGAATCCAGTCAATCAGTTTGTGCAGGATGGCAACTCTTCTGCACTGGCTGGAGAACTGGAAACTATTGTCCAAGGCAAGCGAACAGCTGCATCCAAAAAGAAAGCTGAGGAGTCCTCCGTGGAAATTGATGCCCCCAAGAAAACAGAAACCCCAGGCGAACAGCCCGAAGGGTTTGTTGATCCAAAACGTCCCATCCCTGCTGAAAAGCCGGTCAAACCATCTGCTGACAACGCTCCCAAGGCTGCAAATCCAGAGCTTCCTGGCACTCATCGTCGCGTAAAGCTGGATGAGAATACCGAGCCCGATCCATCCCCCACCGCATGGTCAGTGGACAATACTCGTGAACTTCAACACAAGGCGGCTGGCAATTTTGATACCAAGAAGCCCCCTGAAAATAAGGTTAACCCCGCACCTACCTCTTATTCGGTGGACAACACTCGTGAAACTCGGCGTGAAGTCAAGGAACTCACTACGGAAGAGCAGGATCAATTAAAACGTAAGAATGGCTCTGATTTGCAGGTTTTCACTCCCAAGACGGCTGAAGAGATTGACATGATTGTTGAGGCTTCGGGTTCATGGGTAGGCCATCGTCTAGCTACTGGCACTTTCCAGAGAGGAATGCCCAGTTTTATCATTAACGCCACCGAAGCCATCGCCGTAGTGTCCGCACAGGGCGATTGCTTTGACGCCCAGGCCACCAGTCCCACTAACAAGTATGCAGCCATCCTGAGCCCCTCCAAGCCCGCTAGCAAGTCTGCGGCGGGTGGTTCCTCAGAAGAGCCTGAGTCTGAAGAAGAAACCTCTGTTGACTCAGTTGTCGTCTCCCTACTTGAAGCCTGCAAGACCGAATGGACTAGCCTTGGAGATCCTGTCAACCCAGCTACTTGGCCAAAAGAAATTGACCGTGCGTTGCTGAGTCTTAATGACGAGATTGTCGCAGCAATCCAAAAGGTTGAGGATAAGTTAGTTGAAGGCGAGTTCTACAGCAAGAATGTAGATGAAGGTCTTGAGGGTGGGGGTAGCTCTGTTGGAGTTGGCTCTCTGAATGTTGCACCTCCTGAAGAAGAAGTTCCTGAGTCCCCTGAGTCAATGGAAATGGGTGAAGAGGGAATGGGTGAAGAGGGAATGGGTGAAGAGGAAGGTCTGAACACCGCAGCGGATGAAGCCGACGAGGCCCTCATTCCTGAGGCTCCGAAAACCGGTGGTTTGAAGAGTGCGGCGGCTAAGACAGCCGTAGAGTTTCCCGATGTCTCGGCTGCGGAAACCCGCAAAGCTCTGAAGTTTACCCAGTCTCTCAAAGAGGACATTGCCGACAAGTTTTTTGAGTTCAAGAAGATCGTCCAGGAAGCAAATGACTCCTCCTTGATCAAGAATGTCGGAGAAGTTTTTGTTGGATTGAAGACAAAGCTCGAAGAAGTGGAGAAAATCCTTTCGAAGCAGATTCAGGTTCTTGAGACCGCTGAATCCGCCATTCAGGACAAGAAAGACCTCAATGCTAAGAAATCTTTCCTTATGGCTGACGGTGGAACTCCTTGTGAGAAGTGCGGCGAAACTGTGATGCACTCCCCCTATGGGAAGGCTGATGGCCCAGTCGTTTGCGACAAGTGCCAAGGTGGGAAGAAGGAAGAGACAAAGACTTCTTCAGACGAACGTGATAGCTGTTCTGACCATGAGGGCACAGTAGAGAAGGAAGCTTCCGCTAAGAAGACCGCCGCCTGCCCGGTCTGTGGAGCCACGGTGATGCAGAACGGCAAGGATACCAATGGTGTCACATGCCCCAACTGCGCCAACAAGCCCTCCGTACAGACCCCAGGAACTCCAACAAATACGACTCCGGCAGCCCCCAAGCTACCGCAGAATGGTCCGGTCAGCCCCTCCCCAATCAAGCAGTACGGGTCCAAGTCCAAGTTTAAGGGACTGAATCTCGCTGCGGCTGGAGAGTGAAATGAACTTTGTATCTATAGAATCCTACTCTGAGGGTTCAATGCTAAACTTGCGTTCCAATAGGGGGATATAAACATGACCAACTCACCTTTCACTGATTCCTATCTTTATAGGCAAGGAACAACTGCGCAGACAAAAACAGTAATCTCCAGCCGCTTCAAGATTTTTACCCATGCGGTAGGAGTCGGCAAATTTGTGAAGATGGGTGTCACTTCCAGCTTCAATATCTCAGAATCAAAGAATGTGGAAGCCATTCGCGGTCTGGGTTATGGTGACATCGTTGCCGAGCTTGTGCCCGGTATCACCCAGCCGATGACGCTGACGATTAACCGCACCGCACTCTACCTTGCCAACATCATGCAGATGCTGGGTTACAAGGCTGGTGTGAGTGGCTTGGTTCGTTCGCTCAAGCATCACAAATGGCCATTTGATATCAAGACCGAGATCGCATTCAGCGAACTCGCCTCAATGGCTCAGAATGTCGGTCAGGCAGACTTGGCTGATGTGGCCGCAGAGGGTGGGTTAAACAACTACGGCAACCCCGGCCTCTATGCGGTCGTCACCATCTATGAGGGCTGCTGGATGGAGTCCTACACCTCTAACTTCCAGATTGAACAGGCAGCCGTTACCGAAGACGCAACCATCATCGTCACCGATGTGTTTGATGTCAACGGATCCGTTTACGGAGACTTCATTGACTCTGGTCTGGCTCCTTCAGATGTTACCGGTGCCTCGCTCCTCTTCTCTGGTACCACTTCCTAATGAATGAATTGTTGAAGAAGCACTCGCCCTCAGCCAATAAAGAGGCGGGCGCTTCTTTGCTTGTTCGTAAAGAGGCTGTGGACGCAGAATTGACCGAATTGGCCAGACCGGGTGTGGGAACTATCTATGACCGAGAATATCAGACTGGAGGGAACCCATTCGCTAATAAGCGACCCGCTAACCCCAATCAGAATGATGATGCGGTTCCGGTTGCCCCAGATTCTAAGGAAGTGACCGCTGAACTCCAGACTGAGATGGTTGGAGAGGGTGGGAAACGTCACCAACGCCACTATCCCATGAAAGACAACAAAATAATGTCCGAAACGACAAAAGAAGAAATTGGAGACGAGCAGGGTGAGGATTGGATCCATCACCACAGCAGCTTGACGGCCAAAGTTCACTCTTATGACTTTGAACAGGATCGAAATCGTAAGATTGCAAATAGAGTGGCGGCTAACCGCTACTTCAAGCAGTATGTCTCGGCAGAAAACATCAAAACCAACAACGATATCCTTATGGTCAACATTCCTCGCGGAAAAGTTGCTCAGGCGGAGTTCAGTCCCACAGCCATGCTTCGTATGGAACGAGAACTCTCTACCACTTTGAATGTACGTGCTAAATATGCACATGTAGTGCTCAACGCTGGCTTCGATGGAGTTTGCTTCGAGTTCATGTTGGTTTAAGATGAAGAAGCAAGCCACTGGCGTTCTCTCAGACCCTATAATCAGCCTCACGCAGTGGGATAAACTGCACGGGGGGAAGTTTGGTCACAAGAACGCTTCTTTCTCTAAAATTGCTGGTAATACTTCCAAATATTTGCTCTCCCATGTGACCATTATGGCCTCTGTGATGTGCGAAAAAGATCCCACAGACTGGCTAATTGTTCCAGAATGCAGTTACTTGGTCAACAACAATGATGATGGCTGGGAAAATACAGTTTTAAAGATGTCCTATAGAAGTTTTGTTGGTGCATTTAATTTTCTGGAGCACTATCAAAACAGTAAAGCGGCGAAAGGCCACATCCTTGATGCCGTCCTACGTAAGATACACCTTAATTCTGAAGTTTGGGCCTATTTCGTGGATCTGCTGGTTGCAACCGATCTCTCTAATGAGGATCTGGTTCACAAGATCAGAAGCGAGAAAATAAAGTATCTCTCTATGGGATGCACCACAGATTTAGTCGTCTGCTCCTACTGTGGGCAGCGAGTTACGGATAATGGCAACTACTGTTCTCACCTCCAATACAATAAAGGCTCATTCCTTCCCGATGATGATGGTATTCCTCGTCGTGTAGCAGAGTTGTGCGGCCATAAGACCCTACCAAATGGTGGTGTCCGGTTTATCGAAGCCAGTTGGGTCGCTATCCCTGCATTCCCCGGTGCCTCCGTTCAGAAAATCATTTCTACAGATTGGGAAGGCCCAAAAACAGCCTTTACCAAAGATGCGGAATTGTTAGACGCTAGTGGTCATCGGACCTCCAGCAAAGCTGCATCCCAACTAGTTCTACCCAAACCCTCAGCCCTCACGGCTGAACTTGGTCGCTTAAAGCTATAGTACCATTAATAAACTAGAGAGTTAAAACAACTTTCTAACCCCAGGAATAGAGAGCCTATTTCACCACCAAAAAGGAGTCAGAACCATGGCCGAAGATCGTAAGTCCCTGAAAGAACGCCTCGCTAGCATCCGAGAAACAAAACAGTCTACCCATAAGGAAGCTAAGATTCGCGTAGCCTCTGCATGGACGCTTGCCAAGTCGCTGCTTCCGACCGCTCCGAACGAAATCCAGTACAAACTCGCTTCCTCACTCTTGGCAAACAGCACCAAGTCTCTGACCGCAATGCTGCGTCAGACGGCCATCAATGCTCATTATACCAAGGTTGCAGAGAAGTTCGAGCAGGTACACAAGGTCGAACTCAATGAGTTCCTCGAAGATGAGTCCTTCCTCAAGAAGATGAAGAACGAAGTCGAGAAGGAATTGAAGAGCGAGCCCAAGACGGCCAAGACCAAGAAGGCTGATGAGACCGAAGAGCCCAAGGATGAGGCTCCGAAGGATGAGGCCCCCAAGGACGAAATGCCCCCGATGGACGAAATGCCTCCAGAGGGTGACGTTCCTCCAGTTGACGAAGAAATGCCCCCAACGGATGAGACGATGCCCCCAGTTGACGAGACGATGCCTCCTGAAGGTGGAGCCCCCGCTGGTGAGCCCATTCCTGACGAAAAGAAACAGGAACTCCAGGAAAAGATTGACAATCTTGAAGCTGATGTTACTTCCCTTGAGGAAGCGATTGAAGGCGAAGAGGAACTCGATTTCACCAAGATTTTCAATGAAGACGACATGGGCGAAAAAACCGATGCGTTGGCAAATGAAGGTGAGGGCGAAGAGTTTGGTGAAGACGGTCTCCCCGTTGAAGCTGATGGTGGTGCAGGGTTCTTCGGATCCGAGCCCAATGAGCTTGAAGAGGGTGGAGCAACTGCATCCCCAGAAGATTTCTTCCATCATGCTTCCCGCTATGACATCACTTCTCTTGACATTTTGCTTGCTGACTCCAAGACAGCCGCAAAGGTGCAGGGTGTGGATGATCCAATCGTAGAGCGCGGCGATATGGCTGATGACCTTCTAAATGAGGGTGGAGTGCCAGACTCTGAGGAAGACCATGAAGATGTGATCCTCTATGAGGTCCTGAAGACCTTGGGCGTGGATAAGTATGATCCGGGTGCCAAGCGTGAGGGTGAGCCAAAGCTCGAACCCCCCAAGAAGTCTGTCGCTTCCAAGACTCCTGGCAAGCCAGCCGCAAAAGCTGCTTCGATTCGCAGCCTCGGCAATGTCAAGACCGCCACGGATATGAGCAAAGAGCAGGCAATGCTTGCCAACCTCGTCTTCACGGATGACATCTAAGTAGTAAGCGAATAGCTCTCTGAACTATCAGCCCCTCTTACGAGGGGCTGATTTTTATGTGGACAAATGAAAGCAAAACTTGGGAGTTGATTTATATTCTTAAAGAAAAGAAGATGATGACTTCCAGGATTTGGAATTCGCTTAAACAGCGAACCTCTACGGCCAAGTTTTACTACTTCACCAGTCGTAATGGTTTTCAATTCTTTCAAAATAGAGTTTATACGGCTCAATATGTTAGAAATTGGATGTGGGTCTACGAACAGTTTAAGAACAAACTTTCTAACCCTAACGCCAATTACATGAATGTAAAATATCAGGTTAGTGTGGAAGACGTAGAGCACCCAGAAGGCTGTAAATGGGCCGAAGTAACTGGCCTAAACCTGGATGATATGGACTCCCTCTCCAGTCAGTGCGACACCTTCGCCTATCAGAGTGATGCGGAGCCGAAGGTGCTCAGGGAGTTCCCGTTGACCACATTTACTCAAAATAAGGCGGAATTGCTGTATTAACTCTATCTAGTTAATGACCAGCCCTCGTTCAAATAGTAATCAATCTGCTGATTTCTCACTCGCTTATACTTCTGTCCCTTATACATTTTTATTGTATTAGCAAACATTTCTTTCATTGATTGTCTCCACTCCTCATTGTTGGCCACATTATTATTCCCGCGCTTCTTTGCAATGGCTGACATTTTTTGTTTAGTTTCTTTCGAGCGTTTCACTCCAAGCTGAGACCCAGCGGTTACACAGGTATTATATAGTTCCACTCCATCAGATTTCAGTTTTTCCAACCAATACTGCTCTCTAAGCAGGAGAGCTTCTCGGGTGGGCTCAGTAACCTCTATAACTGACCATTGGAATGCGTTGACTCCATATCTTTCCCACGCCCGACTTAAATGCTCATTACTGTGGATTTTTTTGTTAAGCTCATTATGGTGCCGCCGCCATCTTCGGTAGAAGTTCAGGGCTGAACCTATATAGCAGACTCCGCTCTCCTTATTATCTATGCGATACACCCCCGCCCTCATGTCGTACGGAAAGGGGTAGGTTCCCAATGGTCTCGCCATTATTTTTTCTCCTCATTAATAGAACGCGAATATCATGTGATAAAAGTAACCTTGTTTTATAAATACCCCTTCCTTCTTTGCACAAGCAACTTCACATTGTAGTGATCTCGCCACCTCGGCTGATCCGTGAAGAAGCGATAAAAATCAACTCATATAGGAGAGATTAATGTATCTCGAACTTAGTGACTTGGGTCTTCACAGTGGAAACGTTGTGAATGTAAGGTTTAAACTTGGAGAACGCTTAACAGATAATGCTGATGCCAATTCCAAACGAAGCCGGTCAATTGGTGCAGGATCGGAACGCTTAGAGGCCATAATAACCCACCTAAATTGAAAGCTAAGCTTTTAATATGGTGAAGGAATGGTCCAGACCACGAACACCCATTTGGGGTGGCGGTGAAAACCGAAGTGGTAGAGAAAAAAGCAAATATGGGGTTAAAACCATAAAAAGCTTAGAATAGTGAGTACTACGGTCAGAATGACGGAACTTGCGTCCCCAATCTGACTCTCACAGGTGATCCTGGGACTGATAATGCTGCATTGACTGCTGCTGGTTACACCTCTGGTGCAATCGTCAGTATTCTTTACAACGGGGCAGTTACCCCTGGCGTTCTCAACCTGATCATCCACCCTCTGGACGGCGCAAACTCCCTCACCGGAGCCGGTCCAGAAGTGCCCTACGGCTTCCTGCTCTTGGGTGCTGGCCAGTTCTCGTCTTCCATTACCCCTTCGGGTTCTGGCAAGACCCCTGTGGTCCGCGCATTCCCCAAGTTCAAGGTTCCCTCCGCTCAGGTCACCGGAACCCCCCTCGTTGGTCAGCGTCTCTACACTGCTAACGTTGGTGGATCGATTGGTCCTGGCATGTTTACGGCTACCGCTGGTACCGCGAACACCGCTGGTTCCATCGTAGTGGGTATCTGCACCCACGCTATCTCTGCCACCGAGCCTTGGCTTGGCGTTGCCTCGTTCTTGTAAAGGGAGACAAATACAATGACTATTCTTTCCCGCACCCAAGCACAGACCGCCCAGCTTGGTCAGATTCTGAAGACCGCAGCCGGTCGCCAGAAGCTCGCCGCCGCTCTAGGCCCCTCTCTTCGTCGTCGTCGTGACTACATGTCAATCGCCCGCAAGGCATTGATGGTGGAAACGCTTCCCGATGGAGCCCTCCCGATTTATGACAAGGAATTTGACGAAACCGGACGCAGCTTCGTGCAGGCGTTCGTGGTCGGTGAACAGGGTGGAGACGTTGTTAACGTTGCCAACCCAATCCGTGTCACGGTCCCAACGTTTGAAATCGTGTCCAACCCCATGATTCCAATCACCCAGATCAAAGAGCGCAGATTCGATATCGTTTCTCGCGCCCTCAATCTGGCCAAGGCCGAAGTCGGTGCCGCTGAGGACAACTACGTGTTCGATCTGTTCCTTCATATTGACTCCGCTGCCACCACAGCCACTGCCGTAACCGGTTATACCGATTACGTGTACAACAAGAGCCTCGCCTACTCCGTCAGTTCTTCGGCTGGTCCTTACGGAATCTCCGTAAGTCCATTCGCAGACGCCTTCGGAATGGTTCAGCGCCACGACCTTAGCGTTGCCTACATCTTCATGAATCCTCGTGATTATGTGGACATCCTGAAGTGGACTGATAGCAACATCGACCGAGAGACTCAGCGTCACTTGCTGAAAACCGGCATCATGGGCTATCTGTGGGGAGCAACGATCTTGCAGTCCAGAAAAGTCGCCTATGGTGACATCTGGATTATGGCTGATGCTGAGTTCCTCGGTGTCATCCCTGAGCGTGTCCCCCTGACGGTGCTTTCCGCAGACCGTCCTGACCTCAGGCAGATCGGCTTCAGTGTTTTCGAGATTCTGGGATTTTTAATTTTCAATCCTTCTGGATTGGAGAGAATCGTAATCACCCGGTCTTAAAAAGTCCTTGATAATTAAGGCAAAGGGCCTCTTCGGAGGCCCTTGTTATTTCTTACAAAAATTAGTAAAAAATCGGCACCGGCCTCCACTCAATCTCAATTACTCTTAACCCAATTCATCCTACGTAAAACTAATCCAACTCAGTAAAATAATCTATCCAATTCCCTAGAATACCGAGTATTATATTGTAGGAGGTCCCATGGACCAGACAATCAAAGATGCTTTTGCGGAAATACCCCATGATCCAGATTGGTTGGATCGCTACTTGAATTTTCTTGAGGAATCCACTATTCCGACTGAGGATGACTACTCCGAGTCTCATCATATTCTTCCCAGGAGTCTGTTTCCTGACTTTCAGTTGTTTACTCAGAACCCTTGGAATCGCATTGACTTGAAGGGGACGGACCATCTGATCGCTCACTACTTCCTACTGAAAGCTTTACCAGAGGTTCATGCACTCAGACATGCGTTCTGCTTCATGGTGGGCATTAGGCAGGATCAGCCGGTTCCTGATATCTCTCCCATCCTTCTTCAAGAGATGGCTGAAGAGTATGTGTTTCAGAAAACTGGGCTCAGATGGGTAACTAAAGATGGTCAGGAGCTGAAGATTTTGCCTCATGAACACACGAAGTATTTAATGGACGGGTGGGCTCTGGGTAGGGCTTATACCCATTCTAATGAAACTCGGCTAAAAATTATTGATGGAAATAGGGAGTGGCACCGACTTGAATCTCTCAAGTCTGACGCTTATGTATATCTGCCCCACGGTGATCAACATCATCGTCGTATATTTGGCTGCCCCCCAGAAGTTAGGGCAAAAATTTCTGCTGGGCTGACCGGATTGGTTCAGTCTGCTGAAACGATTGAAAAGCGGCGGCTGAAAATAGTTGGGACACATTGGGTCTGGAACCCAGACTCCAAGAAACAGTTATCCGTTTCTCGCCAGGGTGAGGGCAACAACCGCTTTGGCCAAGTTGGTTATTGGCGAGACAAACATCATTCTGAAGAGGAAAAGCAAAAAACCTCTGAGTCTCTCAAGCAGTTCAACAGGGAACACCCTGATGTGAATCGGGATAACAAGCCCAGAGGGGAGGATCATTGGACGTTCGGCAGGGAGCGACCAGAGGAGACGAGACAGAAGATATCTGCCTCGCTGACGGGCAAGAAACAGTCCACAGCGACCAAACAGAAACGTGCGGAGTCCCTAGCGATGACTAAACTTCCCTCTTTTACTCCAGAAGAGGAAAGTATTTTTCATCGCATCCTCTCTGCCCCGACTGACAGAGAGCGAGAGTGTCTGGCTAGGTTGATTAGTTCCACCAAGCAAGCACCGGCCAAATCCTTAGCTCTGGGTCTCTGCTTCCTTCTCAACGGAGAGTGGCAGACTCGTGACCGCCGCTACTGGAGGACGGCTGAAACTTGGCTGAAGAAAAATAACATCGTTATTTGACAACAAACAGAGTAATAGTTCAATATCCCCTACGGGGGAACTCTTCCATGGAGAACAAATGAACAAATGCTATAAATTCACCCGAGACGTTAACTTTCCCCTGATGGGACCGGATGGGAAGACTCCAATGGGGTTTACGGCTCAGCCGGAGGACACGCTTACCCAGGTCTCCCACACCACCTATCAGCACTCTGATGGGTACAAGGAGCGTGAGATTGTGTTGACCGATCAGGGTATTGAGACCATGATTGGTCACGAGTGGCTTGAAGAGATTGGTGTCGAAGGCGAAGAGGGGGAAGACCAGGAACAGCCCACTGACCCCTATGATATCATCGCTGCGGCTCAGGCTCAGATTGCTGCCGCTCAGGCCGCTATCGATCAGGTCACTGCTAACAAGGCTATCGCCAAGGCTGCGGCTCTTAGGCCCCATGTCAGACCCAACACCCCTACTCCCAAGCCAGTCCCCACCCCCCAGGCTCCCCGTCCCGTTCCTCATCCGGTCAAGCCTGTCGTGCCAGCCCCCAAGCCAGCCCCAGCCCCTAAACCACTGCCTAAGCCAATCGCTAAGGTCGTAGCTCCTGCGGCTCCTGAGAAGACCTCTCCGATCCTTGAGTCCGCTCTCGGTGAAGACCTTACGCAGGGTCACGGACAGCTTTCCGAAGCTGAGGCAGTGGATGCGGTTCTTTCCAGAGTCAAAAGGGTGAATCGTCCCCGCACACCAGCAGGATCGGCAAAGGGCTAACATGCTCCATCAATACCAGTCTGATCGTGAATTGAAGTTCCCTGACCAGCGGCTCTACACTAAGCCAGGGGATCTTCTAATGTACAACGACCTAACCTTTGCGCTGACGATTTATCGAAACTCTGTTCTGTTGGGAACGGTTCAATTCTCTCGAAGTGGATTGCAAGAGTTCCTTCGGCTTGGTTGGGTAAAAAAGCCTACCGAAGTCAACTCTCCCCCTAACCTTCCAGTTCCTTCTTACATTGTTGGAGTGGATTTGGGTTTTGGCGAGGATAAGTTGATGGAGGTAACGGCTATCCAGACATCCGATGGGGAACGAAAGATTGTTGACATCACAGAAGTGAAAGGGATTCCTGACTCCATGCTTCCACTTGTTCCTGGGGTAACCCCGGATGAGCATGTGATCGAAGATGCAGCGATCCCCAGAACACGCAAAGCAAAAAAGTCTTAAGACTACCGGCCCCTTTTAAGAGAGTGGCCGATGTCGAATAATCCAAAGCAGCCAGATGAGGTGTGGGTTAGTATCCCGCTCTCCTATCTGGCTGTTTCTCGTTATAAAGTTGCTTTGAATATTAGGGAACTCACTACCCTGACGAACCAGTTCAGTCTGAAATATGTGAAGGGCTGTGTCCCAACCCTGATTCGTTCTCTCCCCAAAGAGCTTTCAATGCAGTATCGGGTGAAGTGTCAGAAAGAAGACTCAGACCCGGCTGGGCATGAAGTTCGAGTGAAGTTTGACATCTCCCAGGTAACCAAAGATACCACCCTGAATGACCTTCAGGTTCGCTGTAGCTGCACGTGTCCCGCCTTTTTGTATTGGGGGGCTCAGTGGCACCTTCATGAACAGGACAGCTTAGAGGGGCAGCCACGGCCCCTCCTACAGGCTCCCCAGGAACGGCTTGACCTACGGAATGGTTACATGATCTGCAAGCATGTTAAAGTCGTATCTGATCGGATCATCCCTTCGATTAGTAAGGTCATTAAAAATATCTCCCGAGATCTTTTGGTCAAAGAGAACAAGACTCGTGAAGAGCAGGAGCTTCAGAGTCAGGAAGCTGATGAGAAGTTACAGCAGGCTCTACCACACGAAAAAGGTGAACCGCAGGCCCCCGCCCGACCCCCTAAGTCACCCCCTAAGCAGACTCCTCCGCAGAAGGCCCTCACTCAAATGCAAGGGCCAAGCCCCCAAGAGGTTCAACGCAGACAGGATATGCTTCAGAAAGAGGAGGATCGCCTCATGGACCTCGTTATGAAGCCTATCGAACAAACCGAATCCGTAGAGGACATGCAGGAAGGCAAGCCTGCAAAACCCAAGAAACCAGAGCGAAGTGGTTTGGATATGGGGTTAAAACCCGGTCAAAAAGTTCGCTCACGCCCAGGAGTAATTTGATGAAACATGCGGCCCTTCCAGATACCAGTAAACTCCCCAAACAACCAATGTCTAAGGAGTTCGATGCGGTTCGCCGCACCTACCAGACTATGGTGGATGAAAATATTCAAGCGATGAGTTGGAAAGAGTTCCAGCAGAAGTTCCAGCAGGCTGTGAAACAGTTTCCCCAGTTGTTCACAGAGATTCGCCATAACAGGCCAGCCATTCAACAATCTGATTTAAAGAGTTGGATTGATAAACAGGAAAGTAGGGAAAACTACAATATCACATATGATAAGTATCATAGCCCTGAGCACTCCTATCGAGATGTAGAGCAGTTGGTCGTGCAGTTGAATCGGGGCGCGGAGGCTAGCAAAATTCTTGAAGAAGACTCACCATTGGGTCAGTTTGTAGATATGGTTGGGTCTGCCTCCTCCCCATCTGGGCACCCTGCCCGAAGAGATACGGTGGGTTGGCTCCGAGTTGATTTTGTGGATGAGGATTATCTGTTTGTTGACGAGATTCAGTCCGATTTGGTCAATGGAGTATCTCAGGCTCAGGCATTCCTTAAGCACCCCAACTACCAATCCTGGTACAACGCTCAGAACGAGGGAGTCAGGGTCCAAATTGATGCTATTCCGGATGCGAAACAGCGTTTCAGAGGGGCGAAGGGCCAGTTTGAGATGATGGGGTATACGGTGGAAACCTTAGAGGAAATCAAGGGCAAACTGATCAAATTGTTCGAGGATTGGAGTGAGTACGCCCTCGCCACCATCCTGGAAATCGCACGATCTCATGAGATTAAATATGTGGCGATTAATAGCTCAGATAGTATTGCTACTAGAGACCCATCAGTTGACCCGCAAAAAGTCAAGATGTATTATGACAATTTGGCCAAGTCGTTTGGATTCAAAAAGCAACAGATTGACCTACCTCAGATATCAGGGGCTTTTTGGGTCCGGAAGGCATCGATTCGCTCTTATTTGACAGCGCGATAGGTTCCCTTACTCCATTTCTCCGCCTCCGGCCATCTTTGTTTCAGCACATCCATAGCATACCGGTAGGCCCACTCCGGATCAGTCCGAATCATCGGCTCCGCCTCCGGCCATCTTTGTTTCATCACATCCCGAGCATACCGGTAG